ATTGGCGAGCGACCGCACCGCCTGGAGAAGGATGCTCTTCTCGGCATCCGAGGCGTTCTGGCCGAACTTGCCGATCCGCAGCGGCACGCCATAGATCTCGGCGAAGCTCGCCCAGTCCTTCAGGGCGAAACTCTGGATCAGGAACGCCCAGGCGGCGGGGCGCGCCATGCCGCGCCGGATCGGCAGCCCCATGCGGGTGCGCGGCTCGTGAATGATGAACTTCGCCGCCGGCAGAGCCAGCCCATTGCGCGGGTCGGAATCATCGCGCAGCCGCAGCTCGGTGCGCGTCGCCTCGTCGTACTGGAAGAAGCGCTGATCGCGCCAGACGAAGTCGACGGGGCGAAGCATCCCTCGCTGATAGTCCCAGATGATCTCCGTGACCGCGTAACCTTTCCCGATCCCATCGGTCAGGGTTCCCGACATCTCCTCGAAGCGCGGATCCTCCACGAGATTGTTGACGGCGTCGACGATCTTCGTCGGGACTTCCTTGTCGTGCTCGATCGAGACAGGAATCCCCTCGATCGCCAGCCGCCGGGTCTGCAGCTGCGAGGCGTAGTGGAGATATCGCTCCTCCATCTCCATCGCGAGGGTGAGGTAGGCGCGGGCGTCCCCGTCCGCCGACTGGCGCAGGATCCCCGCGAGCCGCTCCGGTCCGAGCCCCGAGGCGACGGCATCGCCGATCACCCGTCGCGGTCCCCATTCCTGCGGCGTCGCAAATACGGAGCCGAGGGTCGAGGCTTCCGGCGAGCGGCCCCACCGGTCCTGGAAGCGGACAATCGCGGCCTTTACCATAGCGTTCTGTCCCCCGTATTGAGGCTGGTCCCCCCGGTCGCGAAGCCGAGCCCGCCCGCCTGATCGAGAGCCGAGACGGGCGTGTAGCCATAGTCGTGAGACTCTTGCCGCGAGGCGAACCAGGCCAGCATGCCGGCGATCGCGTTGTCGCCGTGGCGGTTCTGCCCGTCCTGTCCCTTGTTCCGGTGATCCTCCGGCACGCGGATGACACCGTTCACATATTGCAGCGCCTGGTGATCGCGAATCTCGTCCTCGTCGGCAGCGACGGTGACGGTCTGATCCGTGAAAGCTTCGACATAGGCGCCGCCATTGGCCTGGTACCATTGCGCCGTCAGCTTCACCTCGATGATGCTGTCGCCGTATTTGAGCGCGGCGCTCTCGGCGTGAGCAGAGCCGTTGCCGGTCGCGTCGAGCGCCCCCTTCAGGAATCGCGGCAATCGGTCGACGATATAGAACAGCGTATCGCGCTGGGCGTCGAAGGTGATGTTGCGCATTTCAAGGATGAGCCGCAGGCGGCGCACCAGGTCGGCGCCCATCTCGTAAACGCGCAGCGAGGAAACGTCCCCCGATCGCGCGAAGTCCTGGCCGAAGACATGGCCGCGCCGCTTGTCGAGTGCGGCGAGGATCGACTTCAGCTCTCGCTCGCAAAAATCCTTCTGGACGGCCTCGCGGCCTTCCTTTGACAGACTGCGGAAGTCGTCACCGAGTTGCCAGCGCACGACCGGGACGGACCGGTCGGCGACCCGCTCGATGAGAACGCGGGTCAGCGCCGCGCCCTCGGCGTCGGTCGGAATCGCATCCAGTTCCTGGCGCATCTTGGCGGTGCGGGTGCCGTAGGCGCCGCGAATGTCCGCTTCCCACTCGGCCTTGCTTTCGGGCGTCGGAACGCGTCCCCGCACCAGGCAGACGCGCTCATAGAGACCGTTGTCCACGGCTGCCTGGAACGGGATGTGGTGGACGTTGAACTTGTTCTTCCCCGCCTTCGCCTCGGTGATCAGCTCGTTGAACGGGTTGAGGATGCCGTTGTGCGTCGAGATCACCCGCACTTTGCCGCCCCAGATCAGCAGCGCATTGACGGCGTCGATCACTTCGCGCACGTCCCGGTGGAACGCCGCCTCGTCGATGACGACGATGCCCTGCAGGCCGCGGATGTTCGCCGGGTTCGACGACAGCGCCTCGACCCGGAAGCCCGAGGCAAAGCGCACCCGGTAGGCCGAGATGAACTTGGTCGAGCCGTCGGCCTGCCCGTCCTCGAACAGGAACTCCTCGATTCCCGCCAGCTCGCCCGCAACAACCTTGGCGAAATGGGCGACATAGCCGATCGCCTCCCGCCCCTTTTCCTTGGTGTCGCCGATATAGAAGACATTGTCGCCGCCGGCCTCCCGGGAAGCGGCCGCGATCAGCGTGGCGTCGAGCATCTCGGCATAGGTGATGCCGGTTCGACGCCCCTTTGAGGCGATCTTGAGGGGCGACGGATCGGCGAGCCAGTCCGCTTGGTGCTTCATCAGGATGCCTTCTGCGAAGGGGTCCTGATCGGCCGGGATCTCCGCGCCGCGCGGCAGCGCGTCCGGCAAGGCCGCCGGATCGCGCGGCAGGATCGGGGCGTCGCTCACGGTCTGACGCCCAGGAAATCACGGCGCAGCTGGCCGATCCGCTCGGCGGAAAGACCGGCGGCCTTGCCGGCGGCGTCGACGACCTCCCCGACGCGCGCGGCGATTTCGGCTTCCTGCCGCCTGCGGGCGTCGGCGCTCATCTTCTGCGCCGACAGGGCCCCCTGCAGGCCGCGCGAGAGCTCCATCACCTCCTTCGAGGACACCTGCCCACCACGTAGAACGGAGTAGGTTGCGGACTTCAGAAGCTCGACCAACATGACCGTGATGTCGTCGGCCGTGTCCGGACCGAGGCGCTCGGTCACAGCCTTGGCGATTTCGCGGGTTTCCTTCAGCTGGCGCGTCGTCGCCGCGAGCCGGGTGGAGTACCGATTGAAGGCCGAGGAGGAGATCGTGTCGCTACCGATCGCCTCCAGCCTGTCGTTCATCTCGAACAGAATATCGGCTTGGGTGCGTTCGCTGGCCTGCAGTTCCTCGACCGCCCACTGGACGATCGGATCGGCCTCCGGTGGCAGGAGATCGATCGAAGAGAGCCGTCCGCGTCCCGTGACCATGATGCGTCCCTCAGCGCGGCGACGGGCGGGCGACGCCCTCGACGATTGCGCGGCGATCGACATGGTCCTGGCCGAGCTGGGTCAGTTCACCGATCAGGAACTCCTCGCCAGCCTTGATCACGCGGATCGCGCCGAGTTCTTCGAGCGCCCGCATCTGGGTCCGCACCCAGTCGCGTGAGCGCCGATGCCCGAACGTCTCGATCGTCACCTGCAACAGCGTCTCGTTCAGACGGCCGTCCGTCTGCTCGGCCAGCGCCTTAAGGATCACCAGCCGGGCGTCCCGGGTCGCATGCTCGTTGAAATTCATGCCTGCCCTCGCTTGCCGGCCTGCCCCATCAGGAAGTCGTCGATCCGCCCGACGCTTGCCGCCAGCGGCCGCATCCCCTCCGACAACACCCGGATGTCGCCGCCCATCTTCTCGACGAGCGTTCTCAGATCGGAAACCTGGTTGGCGCTCGGCGAATGCTTGATCGTCTCTTCGACCCGGCCGATCCGGTCGCGCAGCTGTTCGAAGGTTGCCTGGTGGATCTGGGCGACCTTCAGCCGGTCCTCGCTGATCCGATCGACCTGGCCCTCGATCTCGGCCCAGCGATGCGCATCGCGCTCCAGCGCCATGACCCGGCCCTCGTTGCGCTGCGACCGCTCGCCGGCCTCTTCCGCTTCCTTGGCGACTGCCTTCATGTCACGGACGATACCGGACAGTTCGCCGATGCTCGCCTTGAGCCCGTCGACGTCTTCCCGCTTGATCGCGGTCCGCTCCAGGGTCGAAAGGCGGCTGTCGAGCTTGTCGCTCTCTTCTTTCGACGCCCGTGAGCGAGCCGAATTGATCGTGAACACGAGGGCGGCGATCGCGACGAGCGGCGACAGCAGTCGGAGAGCGAGGTCATACCATTCCATGCAGCACGCTGGGCGTCACGAGGAAGCGGCGGCGCCTGGCCGCTCCGCTTCCGGATCGGCCAGCCAGTCGACGAGCCGCGCCTCCACCATCTCGGCGAGCCGACTGTCGCCGACACTGGTGATCCCGAAGTGCTTGAGCGCCCCGGGAAACTTCTCCAGAGCATAGCCGGCAGCAATTTCGATCGCGTGATGCTTGAACGCGATGGGGATCCCTTTCGAGGCACGCGCATGGAGCTGCGAGGCCGCGAAATCGACGGCCTTCGCTAATCCCTGGTCAACGATCTTGCCGACCTCGCCGTCGATCTGCCAGCCGGTCTTCTTGCGGAACAGCGCGAAAGCCCAAGCGGCGAGCGCCGAGAGAACCGCGAGCGCCGCCGGCGCCAGGATCTCGATCATCGCTCCCGCCATCGGGCCGAAATCGATCGGCGCCGGCGCCGCGGCCGCGACCTCAGCATGAGCGATGCCGGCGAGGACGAGGACCGCGAGGAGCACGACCAGGCCGACAAGGATTGCCCACGAAAGCCCTCCGGCGACGAGACGCCAGAAGCGCGAGGCCGACAGGTCGACGGGATCGGCGACGACCACCGTCGGTCGCGAGACTGCGAGCAGCGTCCCGAGCAGGGGCGCGAGGAAAGCCAGAAAGCGCATGGGAGACCTTTCGAAGGCGGTTTGAAGGGGAGACTAGAGCCGAGCCGCCTGGACGTGCATCCAGTCGTAGTTCCGGGCCCGACCAAGAGAGAGCCAGCCCTCGGCCTCCCAGGCCTGCCAGAAGGGCAGCGCGTCGGCATGGGACAGCCGGGCCTTGGGAGCGCCCCATTTGAGCTGATTGCGCTCGCTGTCGAAGTCGATCGCGATGCCCCAGGAATGCATCGAGTAGGCCGACCCGCCGCGCATCCGGCGCACGTTGAGCGAGCCGGCGAAGAGGTTGAGGCCGAGATCGGCCCGCTCTTTGGCCGAATAGATCTGCGCCACGCGCTGGAGCACACGTTCGGCCGACGGTGCCACCTTCCGGTGCAGCGTCATCTTCCGCGCCCGCGTCGTCTTCGACCAGGCGAGGACCATGTCGAACGGGATTTCGATCGTCGTCTGATTGGTGCCGACGGCGCCGTAGAAGGACGAAACGCCCGACTGGCGCGGCCAGGTGTTGCCGACGAGGGCGATCTTCTGGATGTCTTCCTCGGGCACCTCGCGGTGGCCGACGATTGCCCTCGTATCCTCGTCGACGGTGCTCGACGAGGAGCGCAGCGCCGCCAGCGTCGGATTGCCCTCGGTGCGCAGCCAGGCCACCACGTCTTCGTCGGCCATGCCGTCCACCGGCAGGCCTTTCGAGGCCTCGAAGCCGCGGATCGCCGCCCGCGTCATGTCGCCGACGATGCCGTCGATCGCGCCGCAGGCAAAGCCGTGCGCCGTCAGGCGCATCTGCAGCCACGGGATGAAGGGAATGGGTGCGCTCATCGGGGAGCCTCTCGCGGGTGACGATGAGGCCCGACCATGCGGGATGGGACGGCGGGGTATCAGTCGGGACATGTCCCGAGGCAGGGTCAGTTCCCGGGCGATCCGAAGAGGTCGGTCTGGCGCGGGTCGGCCTGGCGCCGACGCGGCGGCCGGGCGGAGGGGCGGCGGCGGAACAGCTTCTCGACACCGTTGACGCTGATTCCGAGCCGCCTGGCGATCTCGCGATTGTTCAGATCGGCGGCGCGATAGTGGCGCGCCCGGAACGTGCGGGCAAGAGGGATGGAAATCTCGTCGCCGCCGAAGCGCTTCGCCAGCCGCCGCGCGACTTCTTCCCCGAGCTTCCCGGCGATCTCGGTGCCGGTCTCGCTCTTCGGGATATAGCGCCGCTCGCCGCCATAGGCCTCGACCAGGCGGATGAAGTCCTGAGGCCCGAGCAGCTCGATCAGCTCGTCTTCCAGCCGCTCGCTCATCGGGCCCCCGCCAGCGGTTCACCGCTCAAGGGCGGGGCAGAAAACCCCTCGCTTTCGGCGGGCCATCCGAACAGATCGATGTCGCGCTGAAAGGTCAGGCGCGAGCGGCAGGGGCGGATCCACTTGAAGACGGGATCTGTAACCGCCCGGTCGAGCCGCCAGATCAGCCAGCAATAGGCCGTGAAGGTGCCGCCGTCCGGCTCCCAGCGTCCCTTGTGGCAGGGCGCCCGCTCGACGAACTGGGCGATCGTGTGCGGCGGATTGGTCTCGTAGACGAAGCGGTGGCGGTTGATCCCGTCCAGCTTCACCGTCGGCATGTAGATGGCGACGCCGGTCCTCGCCCTGGCGAGAGCGCGGCGCACGAAGGCCAGCAGCTTGGCGCCGAAGGGTGGATTGGTGATGATCCAGTCGGGCCGGTCGATCCCGCCCCAGGCTTCAGGCTCCAGGAAGTCGCGGATGGCGAGACCGCCATCCAGCCGATAGCCGTGATCATGGACGTCGCTGGCCCGGACCGTCCCGAAGACCTCCTGGAGCACATAGACCATGTGGCCCTCGCCGCAGGCGGGTTCCTCGACGCTGAGGTCCCGGAACGGCTTCGTGCCGAGGATCTCCGCGAACAGCGCCCGGGTCGCCCAGGGCGGCGTCGGGAAATAGTCGAGCGAATCCGCCGCCTCGAGGCGCGCGCCGCCGATCGAGCGAGGGACCGGAGCGCTCATGATCTCCCGTGCCCCTGCGTTAGGGGCGCGACCAAACCCATGGTAGAAAGGCGGCCTTGGCGCGCGAGGCAACGCGCACCAAGGCCTGGCATCCCCAGGCGGAGACAGAACCTGGAGACGATACGGATGACGTCAGGAAAAGACGGCAGGAACCATGGGCTCGGCCGCATGGTGCTCGACCGGGAAGACCTTGCGACGAACAGCGCCGGGGTCAGGCAGCCGAGCATGAGCGGCAGGGAAGACGAGCACAAAAGCGCCGGCGTCAGGCAACCGCAACCGACGCAAAGCCCTTCTGAGGACAGCGGATCGCAGTCCGGCTCGAACAAGCCGAGCGAGTCCGGAGACAAAAAGGACGATTGACGATGGCCAGGTCTGTGGAAGTGATCCGGTTCAACGTGTTGCGGAACGCGATCTACCACACCGCGCGTCGCCGGCAGTTCGAATGGTGGAACCGGTTCTTCAACTTCATCGTGGTGGCGCTGGGCGCCGCTGCGATCGCAGATCTGACGACCAGCCTCGGCATTTCCCAGATGGCGATCGGCGCGGCCGTCGCCATCGTGGGCACCCTGCAGCTCGTGATGGACTTCGGCGGCTCGGCTCGCACCCACCAGACGCTGCAGCGCGACTACCACCAGCTCCTGGCCGAGATCGAGGAAGCCGAAACCCCGGATGACGCGAAGCGCCGCCAGTGGGACGGGAAGATGATCAGGATCGCCGGCGACGAACCGCCTGTCCTGCGGGCGCTTGATGCCAAGGCCTATAACGACGCCATCGATGCGACCGAGGACGGCGGCTTCGACCGGAGCGAGCGCCTTCACATCGGTCTCTGGCCGACGCTGCTCGGCAGCTTCCTCCAGTTCAACGGGACCGATTTCAAGAAGGTCAGCGAGATCGAGGCCGCGGCAGTCGAGCGGAAACGCGGCCGCATCGTGCAGCCGGCTGAGTAGGCGCCAGAAGCTGGGCCGAAGACCGCCATTCATGCGAAGCGCAGCCCCTTCGAAGTCAGGATGATCCTGTCCTTCGGATCGTCGGGGTTGGTGTAGCCGAACTGCCCGGTCCAGCTGCCGGCCTTGCGCCCCCACAAGCGGGTGGGGCTTTGCAGGTGGGACCCGGCGACGAGCCCCGCGAACTCCAGCTGCGCGGCGATCGGTGCGGCCTTGGTCTCAGGCAGGTCCACGATGCGGAGTTTGCGACGGCGGGCCATCAGGCGCCTGCCTTTCCGGCGCGGATCCGCTTGCCGAATTCGTTCATCACCGTGATCCATTCGGCGTCGGTCGGCTTTTCGCTGATCTGCGGCCGCTTGAGGATCGCGGTAATCTCCGGCCAGAAGCCTGCGGTGCTCTCGTCGCGCGGAGAGAGTTTGCGATACTGCGCGCGAGCGATTTTGTAGCCGGAGCGGGCGGCGAAGGCGGGCAGGTTGCGAGAGATGACCCAAGAGACGCCCTCGCGCTCGCACCACTTCTTCAGCGCTTCGATGAGGGCTTTCCCCTGTTCAGGGTCACGAAGCCATTCGGTCCGCTGAAGGCCCGTCTGCCGATCGACGAAGGCGAGCAGCGCGGAGTCGCGCTCGTCGAAGACCGCTCCGAGGTTCCACAGCGCGATCCACAGCGCCTGCGCCTTCTTGGCGTAGGGGCCGGACAGGGCTTTGTTTGCCTTTCCGCTGCGCTTCGAAGCCGGTTTGAACCCCTGCCGCACGAACTCGTCGAGCCCCGCCTGGCGCTCGCGGTCGGTCATGTCCTTCGACGAGCGCTTGCCCGTTACCCGGACGAGCACAGCCCGATAGGTGTCATCGTCGAGGCCGAGGTCGCGCTTGGCGACGTGCATCTTCGCGAGCGCGGTCATGAGCCACCGTCCCGGCGGATCATGACGCCAAGTGTGGCCGCTATCAGCGAGAGCGCCGGGGTTTCACACGTGCCCGCAACCCGCGTCAGATCGTTCAGGCGCACAAAGGCCATGCAGAAGTCGCGGGAAGGCGTCTTGGATTGGACCTCCCATTCCGCTTGCGTGATGGCACGCTCCACGAAGAGGACTGCATCGTCCAGCGAGCTTGTGAAATCGAGGGCGGCCGTGCACACCCATTTGTCGGTCGCGGGGTCGATCCAGACGTCATTCTCGACGGGCACCCATCGACCGCCCGGCCCGGAATCCTCCTGAGTTCCGATGTGCTTTCGGCCTCTCACGTAGAGCAGCGCCATCAGCGCCTCGTCGAGCTGCCGATCCGCGCCTTTGGCGCATTCGAGCCGATCAAGAAGGCTCTTCAATTCCTTGGTCTGCGTCATAGTCCCACCTCTTCCAGCAGCTCGGCCGCCCGGTTCGCCATCTCCGGCTGGAAAAAGCCGAGCCGGATCTGCAGCGGCGAGGAAAACCCGCCCGGCTCGTCCCGGCCTTCCAGCAGCGTCGCGTCGACGATCTCGGCGAGGCAAAGCGCCAACCGCCGCTCCAGGGTGTCTCCGTAGCGCCCGACGCTCTGGCTGATTGCCGCGTCGATCGCTCGGTCGAGATCTTCGCCGCCGAGGATGAGGTTGTCCGGGATCTGGCCGCCGAACACGCCGCCCTCGGCGATCGCGGCCGAACTGGTGCTGCGATTCCGCAGATACCGGTAGCGCGCCGCATCCGCTTCCTGCTGCTTGAACAGGACGTCCTGGCAGCGCGAGCAGATATCGTCATCGGCCCAACACAGGGGCTGGCCGTCGATCTCGATGCCTGGCTCAATGTGGCTGATGCCGCACTCGCGGCAGCGCAGTTCACCGCCATCCTCGACGGGCCCGTACAGCAGCTCGTCGCCAGGGTAGCCGGCCTCGATCAGGTCGGCAGGTGAATCCCGCGTCGCCCCCGGCTGCGCGCCGGAGCACGCCGAGCAGAGATCCTCCTCCACCCACCAGCACGCGCCGGACTCTTCGCTCCAGCAGGCGCTGCGATCATGGCAGCCGCATTTGCGGCAGGTGCGCTGGCTCATCCCACCATTCCCTCTACCAGCACGGCCGCGGCGAGGATCCGCAGCACGTCATGGGTGGTCTGGGCCCGCTCGTCGCCGGCAAGCACCCGGCGCGCCATCTCCCGCGCCGTCTCGGCCGTGAAGCTCTGCTCGGGCTTGTGCTCCTCGCGGTGATCCTCGACCGTGAAGACGTGGCAGACGCCGCCGGCGTCGATAGCGATCGAGCGGTTCCCGCCGCCCTTGGCGAGCGGCACTTCGGTGAGGATGCGAGCTGCAGGGAGGGCGTTCATGCGGCACCGCCTTCCGACGACGCCGACGCGGCCTGCATTGCGGCCAGGCGGCGAGAGGCCGCGTTGACCCAGTTGCGCAGCAGGCCGGCATCGCCGCCGGTGCAGGTGGTCGCGATTCCGGCCAGGGCCAGACGGTAACCGTCACCCGAGCCGGAGCGATAAGCAGCGCCTTCCTCGGCGACCAGCCCGTCGATGATCTTGCGGTAGGCGCCCTGGTGGGCGCGCCAACCTTCGTAATCGCTCATCGCCGGCACCGGGCCGACCTGTGCAAGCTCTTCGTCGATGCGGCCCATGAGACCGGCGACTTTGACCGTGTCGATCGCCATCTCCGCCTCCTCACGCACTCGCCAGATCGATGGTGACGGCCCGCCAGCCGCCTTCGGGCGTGTCGCGCTCGTAAAAGCGGACATATTCCTTCGAGCCGACGGCCCGGGCGGCGTCGGCGATTGCCTGCATCGCTCGCTGCCAGCGCGCGTCCTCGATGTCCCAGCGCCGCAGCCGGTAGAGCTCGGTCCGGTTCACCTGGCCGGCATTGTCGGTGTTGAAGGCACGCAAGACGATCGCCTTCAGCTCCGGCCGCGCATCCGCCGCCCATTCGTTCAGGCACTCGTCGATCAGTTTCTTCGCCGTCTGCAGCTGCGGCCCGAACTCGATCAGGTCGGCGACCTGGACCTGCACTTTCAGGAGGCCGTCATAGGAAAGGAACGTCACGTTACCCTTCGCGCCGCCCTTCTGAGCGCCATACTCCTGGTCGAGCACCGCCTGGAAGTCGCCGATGTCGGCGAAGGTGTGGGCCTTGAACCGGGCGATCTGCGCGGACAGCTCCTGCGCATGGCCGAGGATCTTGCGGACCATCTCGTCCTCGATCCGGTCCTCGGCCTTGATCATCTCCTCGGGCGTGAACCGCCCTTTGGAGTCCGGCCAGAGCACCTTGCCTGCGGCCTCAATCGCGCCGGCAGGGCGAACCGTCTTCGGCTCGGTGGTTTGGGTTTCAGGGCGAGTGGCTGCGGTCGCGCTCATGCTGCGATGTCCTTTGCTGCGAAGTGCGTTTGAAGGGCTTTCAAGGTCCGGTCGAGCTGCTGCTGGGCAAAGCGCTCGCGGCTGCTGTAGCGGTCACTTTCGAACTGCCGATGGGCTGCGAGGACGGCGCGCACGGCTGGGCTGTCCTCGGTGGAAGCGGCGGCGATCGCCAACGCGTCCCGGTATTCGGTCAGCTCCTCGCTGAGGTCCGCCCGCTGTTGCTCAGCCGCGGCGGTGACCGCACCCAGCCGCTGCTCCAGCCGCAGGACCTGCGCCGCCAGCGCCGCAACCTGGTCGGCGTAGATCGTCATCTGCTCGCCGGCGGCGATCGCGGCCTCGACCCGAGCCGCCAGACCCTCGACGTCGACGTCCTCGGGCGGCACCAGCTCGAACCGTCCCGTTGCGGGCAGCTTCTGGCGGATCGCCGTGCCCATCGCCTCGATCTCGTCGCCGTAACCGGCCTCGCAGGCGATCCGGTCCTCGACCCGACGAATGCCCGACAGGACCGTCGTGTGATCGCGCCCGCCCATCCGCCGCCCGATCGCCGGCAGCGAGGCCGGTGTCAGCACCTTGGCGAAATACATCGCCTCGTGCCGCGGCCGCACGACACGCTGCGACCGCCGGTCCGAGAGAATGTCATCGAGGGCAACACCGCGGATATCCGCCACCGCCGCCGTAATGGTCCGGATGGCGTTCATGACGCCACCCGATCGGCAGCCCGGGTGAGATGGCCGGCCTTGATCTCGACGCGGGCTGCCACGAGCTCGGCGATGGCGTTGTCGATCGCCACCAGAGCCTCGTCGGCTTGCGTCGCCTGTTTGGGGGCGATGATCTTCCGGCGCATCGCCCGGATGATCTCCTCGGCCTGGAGCATCCGGTCGACGGCGGGCCGGATGACGGGTTGCGCGGAAGACGGGATCATCGGGCCGCTCCCGCCGCCGTGCCGGCGTAGCGCCGGGCGATCTCGGACATGGGGCGGGCGGCTGCGGCACCGACCCGGGTGCCGGTCTCCAGGTCCGCCGCGTCGATCTCGAAGTTCCGCAGGCGCTCGGAGAGTGCATCGACGGCGACGCCGCCGAGGACGACGCCGGCGCGGTCATATTCGCGGAAGAACGTCCGCAGCTCGCGAATGCGCGCCGACAGGCGCGCGGGCTTCTTATCCATGGTCGGTTCCTTTCGTATGCTTGGAGTGGGGGCAGCCGGAAAACCGGCAGGCCCGATAGAGCTGGGCGCGCATGGCGCTCGTCCCGGAAAAGTCCTTCCCCTGCTCGTCGAGGCAGCGGTCGCGACCGATCTCGCCGAGGACCGGGCATTCCACGGTGAGCGCCATCAGCGCCCCCCGAACCCGCTCCTCGATCTTCCCGACGTCGCCGCGATAGGTGTTGGAGAGGGTCTGGCTGAGGGTGGAAGCCGGACGGCCGACCCGCTTGCCGGCGCCCGTCAGTCCTTCGGCATCCGCGAAGCGGGCAAGCTCGACGATCCAGTCCGGGCGATCGTCGCCCCAGGCGAGGAGCGTCTTTTCCTCGAAGCTCTGGCGCTGGTTCACAGCCCGACCTCCTCGGCTTGCGCCGTGCCCAGCTGCTCGCCCCGGTTCGGATCCCAGACGACATTGGCCGTGAGGATCTTCGGCGCCCGCGGGCCAGGGATCCGGACGAGCCGGAACCGCTGCTCCTGGCGCTGGCTGCGCGGCCCTGCCAGGGCGAGAATGCCGCCGCCATGCAGCCGCCAGAGATAGACGCGGATCGACTTGATGTTCGGGGCCCGGCCGGTCTCGGCGAGATAGGCGGCGAGATCTTCCGCCCGGAAGGTCTTGAGCATGCGCATGGTGCGCCAGAGCGTCTCGATGATCAGCTCAGGCAGGACCTCGCCGGAACTGGAGACCCGCGGCGCGAAGATGCTCGGCCGGGCGATCTGGTAGAGATGCGGCGTACCGCGTTCCTGCGATCGCCCGACGCGCTTGACGAAGCCGGCAGCGTCCAGCCTTGCGACGTAATGGAGAATGACCTTCGGCGAGGAGCCGACGAAGCGTGCGATGTCGGCCGTCGACCACGACCCTTCCTTGTCGAGCTTCTGGATCATCTCCCAGATGGCCGGCTCACCCTTCGGCAGCGCGATCTCCACCTTCGAGCGCAGATCCTTCGATTCCCGGACGTGCGTCATCGGGCCGCCCTCGGCATCGGCGCCCTGAGACCGAGGATCGCATCGCGCCCACCGAAGGCTGCGAGATCGATCGTCTCGATGCCCTCCCGCGCGGCGACTTCCTCGGCCTTTGCGAGGTTGACGACGATGCGGCGGGGATTGCCTGCCGTGACGGCCAGCATCTCTTCGGCAAGGTCGGCGCCGATCTTGATCCTTGGCGCGACGGTCCGCGCCAGCATGACGCAGTCCTCGCCGTTGCATGGCACCGCCGCCACCCAGTCGAGCATCCGATTGTGGACGCGCTCATAGGCTTCCAGATGCTTCGGCAGCGTCTCCTCGCCGATCAGCACGATCGGGGCGTCGCTCTTGTCATGCAGCTCGCGCACCACGTCGACGAACGCCTTGTGGGCGATGTGATGCGCCTCGTCGATGATCAGTGGGCGACGCGGATCGCGAGCGAGGATCTCGACGATCTCGTTCAGCATGTCGGTTGCCGTGCCCTTCGGCTTCGGCATGCCGAGTTCCATCAGGATCGAGACGAGCAACGAGCGGGCCGTCGTCATCTGGCCGCATTCGACATAGGCGGCGCGGTGCCGGTTCGCCCCGAAGATCGCGCTCTTGGTCTTGCCGAGACCGGAATGGCCATAGAAGCAGGCAAGTCCCGGCAGGCCGGGCCGCCGGTCGACCACCCGGTTGATCAGGCTGGTGAAGGCCGCGACGTTCCTGAGCGGCGCCGGCTTGTTGACGGGTGGATTGACGTGGGGCGTCATGTTCATCATTCTCTCCGCGTTGCACTTGCGGCCTCCAGGCCGTCTTTTCGGGCCCGGCATTTTCGCCGGGCCGTTTTTTTTCGTCGCGCCTCAGAGCGCGAGGTATTCGTCGCCATAGGCCTCGTGCATGTCGCGCTGGCCCTTGAAGTCGGCGGTTTCCTGGTATCGGCCGAGAAGGATCGCATCCTCGATCTCGACCTGTTCGCCGGCCTCGATGCGGCGGCGCAGCAGCTCCATGCGGACGTATTTCGCGCGCGGCGATTCCGGCAGCGCGCGCACGGTCTCCGGCAGGTGAGCCGTCCGTTCGGCCTCGATCTCCGCCTCGCGTTGGCGCGAGCGCTCACGTCCGCGCTCCCACAGCGCCGCCTCGTCCGCGGCCGCCATCTCGGCGATCAGGCGGCGCTGCTCTTCCGCCACGCGGGGATCCGTTGGCACCGGCGCGCGCCGGTCGTCAGCCGCATCCATCGCCTCAAGGGCGGCCGCGATCTGCGGCGTGACATGGGCCTCCCCGCGCTTCGGCAGGGCGACGACGTTCGGCGCGCGCGCCTCCCGGACGCCGAGGATGCGCTCGTGCCAGGCACCGCCCTTCTTCAGGCGGCGGATCTCCGCCTTGATCGCCGCGGCGCCGCGTGAGGTGATCTCGTTCTGCATCGCCTTCAGGGCGCGCACGGCCTCGGCCGGGTCGATGCCGGACAGGGCCGGACAGATGCCGGCGCCGAGGAACGACTCGCCGTCGGGCGTGAAGGCGTAGACGACGCCGAGATCGGCGCTGTCCATCCGCACCAGGACCTCGGTGCCGGGAAGGATGGCCGGCGTCATGTAGTGGTTGCCGTCGACCCGGATGCCGCTCGACGTCACCCGGCGCGTCCCGCCCTGCGGCACGGTCATCAGGAGGAGGTCGAGGGCCCTCTCGTTGACGGTCCGCGGCGGCTTGGTCGAGCGGGCGGCGACGGCAAAGGGCGTCTGGCCTTTCAGGCCCGCATGCGGCTCGTGCTGGTGCAATGCTGCCCAGCGATCGACCTCCCGCTGCAGCTCGTCGCCTGTGAGCGCGACGCCGAAGGCTTCCTCGTCGCTGGTGCCGAGCCGGGCCGCAAAGCTGCGACGTTCCTCGATCGCTTTGCGGTCGGCGACGTTGTGCCCGACAAAGCCGGGCAGCATCGTCGCGAAATCCTTCTGGAAGTCGCCGATCGCCCGTTCGACATGGGCCTTCTGGGTCGGCGTGTAGGCGTCCGACAGCTCGACCTCGATGCCGAGGAAGGTGAACAGGCGCTGGGTGTCGCGAGCCGTGAAGTCCGAGCCATTGTCGGTCTTGATCTTGTCGGCGACGCCCCAGGCGAGGATCGCCTTGCGGATCAACAGGGCCACGGCCGACGCCCGGGGCGTCCGGCTGACGGAAAGCACCATCCGCCGCGTCGCGATGTCGAGGCAGACATAGATCGCGTGCCGCCCGTCGGTGCAGAGCGCGTCGACCGGCGAGGCATCGATCTGCCAGAGCTGGTTCGGCTCGCTGACATAGGACAGGGTCCCGATGCCTCGCGGCGCCATCGTCGAGCGGAAGCGATCCGGGTTCTGCACCCGCATCAAGGTCACTTCCTGCGAGCTTCGAAGCTCCTTCGAAACCCGTTGGAAGGCACGGATCGGCGGCAGCGGGACGGTCTTGTCGCCGGCCTTGCCCGGAACCGTGAGCGTCTTCCCGAACTCCGATTCGACGACGTCCCGAATATGCTCCGCGGTAAAATGCTGGTTGTCCGCCAGAAGCGCCAGAATGGTCGCTCGCACTGCCCCACCATTGGCGGTGTCGAGGATCCCCGTACCCTTGCGGGCGAGGCCGCGATCGACGCCGATCGGCGCCCCGCGACGATGCTTCTGGATCCAGCGTTTGAGCGAACCCTTCGAGATCGTCTCGACCAGTTCCAGGACCCACTCCTCGATATGGAGGGTCCGCGCGTTGTAGCGGTCGACGAAGGCCTGCATCGCCCCTTGCTGGTTGAGGCGCAGCCCGGATCGGAAGCTGTCGAAGTGCTTGATGATCGTAAGTCGCGCGTCCCGTTCCAGGCTCGCACGGGCACTCAGCCGGGAGGCAGGAACCGCGTCCTCGTCATTCGCTGCGGTCGGCAGGTCGACGAGGCCGAGCCGGAGATAGCGGCGCTGATACTCGAGAGACGCGAGCGCGGGCAAAAGCCGGATGTGGTACTCCGTCCCGCCGCCCCGGCCTTTCCGGGGACGCGCAAAGGCGGGGTGCTCGTTCCAGGATTCGCGGATGGCGAGATCGTTGATGCCCCGCTTCGTCGAAGGGAGATGCGGCAGGCACTCTCCGGCAAGCTCCTGCGCCGTCAGCCATTCCTTCATGACCGCGCCTCCCGCCGTGCTTCGACGAATGCTCGGATGGCCGCCTCGTTGGGCTGCAGCCATTCCAGCGTGGCGAGGACCGCCTCCATCTCCTCGATGTGCCGGTCGGCCTCGACCTGGCGCATCTTTCGGGTCGCGACGAGGCGCGGATAGACCTTGCGGCGCTGGGCGATTTCGCGCCTCACGCAGGCGATCTGGCTGGCGAGCGAGAGCTTCATGTCCGCGCCCTCGCCTTGGCCTTGAGGGTCGCCATGCGGGCATCGAGCAGCCGCTGGTGATCCTCGATCTGCTTCATCTCGATGATCTCGACATACTTCTCCTCGACCACCGCGTAGCCGAACAGCGAGGGCACGAAGCCGAGCGCCTCGTAGCCCTTGGTCTCCGCGATGAGGGCGATGAAGGCGTCGAGCGGGATGCGGTTCTCCTCAGCCGCTTCCGACGCCCACTTCTCGATCGACGTTTCCGAGACGGGACGGCCCAGCCTCACGGTCAGCAGCTCCGCCAGATGCCGGCGCGTCATCCCGGCCTCCTCGCGCGCGTCCTGCGTCGTCCGGCTAACGACCCGGGCGATCTGCGAGGCGAGTGAGCCTCGGCCGGTCACCTCCGGTCCGAACCCGACAGAGACGGGCTCAGGCGCGGCGAACAGGTCGCGAGTGTGGGCGTCGCGCCGGCGGCTCATCAGGCGGCCCGCCCGCGCTTGGTCGCCCGCTTGGCGAGCCAGACGTCGATGGCCTCGGCGTTCATCTCGAAGAACGCTTCCTTCTCGGGCGCCTTCAGCCGGACGAACCGCTCATACATCCGCTCGTAAACGGGAACCGGCTTGGCGCCGGGCGCGTGGTCGAGCAGCGCCAGCGCCTCGGTGACGCTCGTCGCCTTCGCAGGATCGCTGGTCAGGAGATCGACGACGGCACGCTGCCGGACCGGCGTCAGTTCCGCGAGCAGCAGCAGCTCGCGCTGCACGTCGGCAATGGCATGAAGGGCAATCCGACTGCGCAGATCGCCTTCGATCTTAGCGATCTTCAGGGAGCGGAATATCCCCATTCGGCCGATCTTGAGAGCCTGCTGAGCGGCCTCCGTCCAATTGAGTACCAACTTGGTACTCAATTCCTCATCACTCTCCGGCGCGGCCTCGGCAGCCTTTTTGCGGCCCGGCTTTTGCGCCGGCTGGGCGCCTTGGTAGATCTCGCACCAGGCGGCGACATAGACGGCCCGATCGAGCGCCGTCAGGTCGCTCCGGAGCATGTTGCTCTTGATCTCGGCGAGCCGAACGGCGGCATCGTCGGGAAGCGCCTCCTCCGGCTCGATGCGCGCCTCGATCTCGCTCCAGCCCAGCTGCAGGGCCGCCGCGATCCGGCGCGCGCCCTTCACCAGCTTGAAGCCGTTGCCGCGGGCGACGACGCGGATGGCGTCCGTTTGGCCGTCGCGGGCGAACTCCTCCGCCAGAACGCTCACCCAGACGGGGTCGAGGGCGCGAAGCCGGCCTTCGGTCTCGATCGAGGCGAGGGAAATCATGGAATGCGTCGTCATGCGGTCAGTCTCTCTGGCGTGGTGAAGAGGTCGGGATCGGCTGCGCCGTCGCTGGCGATCGCCGCGGTGCGCAGTGTCAGCTTGGCGGTGGTGATCATCCGCTTGCGGGCCTGGAGCACCGTGGTGCGGACGTGACGGGCGGAGGCTCTGGGATCGACGGCGAGTTCCGGTGCGGCCATTTCCAGCACCGCCGCCGGATGGCGACGGGCAAAGGAGGTGCAAGCGCTGAGGAACTCGCCCGCCGTCATGAATCGGGCGTCCGAAAAGCCGGACGGCCCGCCGAAGCGAAACCGTCCGCAGTTCTGGAGGAAACACGGGTAGCCCCGTCGCCCCACCACTTACGCAGGTGGCGCGTTTCCCTCATAGTCGACGCGCAAACAACCGAACCGAGGGAATAAGAAATGATGAATGCGGAAGCCGCAGCGGCATTCGCCGCGAAGGAGCTCGCCACGCACATGCTGATCCGACAGCTATACGTCCTGATGAGCGAACAGCTCGGAACGGGCACGGATGGCCTGCGGGCATGGCGAGATGAGCTGGAGCGCCAGCTCGACGATCGCAAAGCCACAACCGCCGAGGCAGCAGCCGCGATGGACATGATCACACCCACTGCGAAAATCTTGATCCGAGGAGTGTTCGCTCCAATCATCGGTGAGTCTGCGGCTTGAGAACGGCCAACACGGCGAGCGCGACGGCCTGGGCGGCGATCACATCCGCAACCTCGAGACCATAAAGCCCTGCGAGCATCACGGCCTCAGGCCTGTCGAAGCGCTTAGCGGTCTCACGGCCGGCGCTGGCTCTGGCCAGCGCCGGGTCCTTGGAATTCAGGGTGTCCGATGGTTCCTTCCGTGCGGCATTGTCGAAGCCCATGATCGAGGCAACGGTGCTCTCGAGCAGCTCACGATGCCGCGCCTTCTCCTCCTCTTCTTCGGCACGAGCCTTCGCCGCCGTCGTCGCCGCGAGGTCGGAGGCGAGGATCTGATCGATCCGCTGGCGGGCGATCAGCTTCATCCGGCGGTGCCCGGTGAGCCGCGTGTGGCGATCCGCAGAGAATGCCCCCTCCACCGCTTCGGTAGGATCGCTTGCGCTGAGGGTCGCCGCGGGGAACTCCCGGGCGAAAGCCTCGCACTTCGCGATGAAGTCGCTGGTCTCGCTCATGGACGTTCCTTCAGCTGCGGCGGGTGGTGGGAGGGGGGATTGGTCGAGCGTCGCCTCGACGATGCGGGCGCGGCCGAGCCGCGAGCGCAGGATCGGATCGCCGTCACGAATCTCGGCGAGGATGCGGTGGAGCTTGGCGAAGGGAGAGTTCACGCCCGGTCCCTCCACCAGAGGCCGATGCTGAGGGCGATCATCCCGAGCCCGTAGGTCATCGCCAGCATGATCATTTCCGGCCTGGTGACGACCGTGGTTAACGCCGACAGCCAGGTCATGCGGATGCCCTTTCCCTGGAAGCCGCCGCCTTGCGCTTTTGCCGCGACGGGGCGGGGTTCTTCGGGTTAGGTTTGCGCTGGTTGGGACGAGCGCGGAGGTAGAGACCGGGGAAGAGCTTGGGCAGCGGAACGTCGAGGAACGCGGAAAGCGCCTCGGCTCCGGCGCGAGAAGCGCCGACTAGAGCCATGCGACAGGAGCTTTCGGCGATGCCGGCCTGCTGCGCTATCTCGGTCAGCGTCGAGCCGCGGCGGTGAACTTCCGCCCTGATCTTGAAGCGGTCCCACTCCTCGTCTGGACTGGCCATCGATGCTCCTTGGACCGGCTTTCGCAGAGCCGGTCTTTTTTGGGGTAAAAATTACGAACGCAACGCAGAACGTATCTCGATTAATCATGATTGAAAAGCGGAAAATCGAGTTCCCACTTCAGAAAATCATGATTGAGAGTGAGAACGCTATTTTCTGCATGATTATCAGTAGGTTATCAGATGCCTCGCCCCAAAAAAGAAACTGGGAAGCCAGTTCCCAGTTTCAGTGATGATTTCGGGCAGCGGATGGAATCGTTGATTTCCAAGATTGGAGATCAAAAAACCGCCGCGAAGCTCGCAGGCGCTTCAGTCGCAAAGCTCACGAGCTGGAAGTTCGGGCGATCGAGACCCGATTTTTTCGCGCTGGTGCAACTCTGCGAGGCCGCAGGCTCATCGCTGGAATGGCTCGCCACCGGCGAGGGTCCCATGGAGGTCGGCGAATCAGCGCGTGACTCTGGGAGAGAAACGAGTCATGTTCCGGCCAGAACGGAACAGGAACACAGAGGCGTTCCAATGCTGCAACTCGTTGATCCTGAAGCGTTTCGCGAAGGCGCTTTAGTCATGCTGCCGCGTCTGGACGTCGAGCTGTCCGCAGGCGCGGGCGCGCTGGTGGAGAGCGAAGACGTCGAGAGCTTTTTCGCGATGCACGCGGCCTACTTGAGGGAAATCGGCGTCAACCCGGCCTTCGCGACCACCATCCGGGTCCGTGGTCGCTCGATGATGCCGACGCTCGCCGACAGAGACTGGGTGATCGTCGATACCTCGATCGATTCCGTGGTCGACGAGGGCCTCTACGCCGTCGTCTACGGCGGCCTCTCGCTCATCAAGCGCATCCGCCTCATGCGGGACGGCACAGTGAAGCTGTCCAGCGACAACCGGGACGAGGGCTATGACGACGAGGTTATTCCACCGTCCGAATTGCCCGAACTGCGTATCGCAGGCCGCGTCCGCGGCCATTTGAGAGGGATTTGATTATGACCGCCAAGAGCTATTTCGTCGCCCAGGGCTTCGTCAAAGAGGGTCGCCGGCTCATTTCCGGCCAGACGTTCCAGGAAAAGACCGCCGAGGCCGCGATCGGGCGGGCGACCCGCATCGCCGATCGCTTCGCCGGCGCCGTCGCCTTCGAGCAGCTCGCCGACGACGAGACCGGCGAGACGCTCGAGGAGCCGAAGCTCCTCTTCCGAGCCGGCCAGCTCCCCGCTGACTTCGCCGACGACTGACGCGAACGACTTTTGCTCGCCTGCTCCTCCCGGACCCTGCTCATGAACCGCGTTTTCGGGAGCATTTGAAGTGACGCCCCCGGCGCCGATTTCCGCCCCGAGGGAGCATTTGAATTGACGCCTCGGCCCTTGCCGTTTTGCCCGTCAATCTCCCCTCAAAGCCCCGCCCCGCCTACACTTTCCCGCCAAATTCCGCCTGATCCCGGAAAATCCCGGCCAGGCTCACCTGATCTGTCGCGTTACACCAGGCGCCGAGCGCACCGGTGATCCGCTTCACCAGCGGCAGCACAGTGAGACGGTAGAGCGCACGGTTGGCTTCGGCGTAGTTCGAGTAGGTGACGTCGCCGGGGATGCCGAGCAGCATCGGCGGTACGCCGAAGGCGAGCGCGATGTCCCGCGCCGCGCCGTTCCGCGCCTCGATGAAGTCCATGTCCTTAGGCGTCAGCGCCATCGCCTTCCAGTCGAGCCCGCCTTCGAGCAGCAGCGGCCGCCCGGCCCGCGCCGCGCCGGAGTAGCCGGTCTCGAGCTCGCTCTTCAGCCGGTCGAACTGGTCGGGCGACAGGTTGCCGCCGCCCTCGGCCTTGTAGATCAGGGCGCCGGAGGGCCGCGCCGAGTTCTCCAGGAGGGCCCGGTTCCAGCGCGCCGCGGCATTGTGGAGGTCGAGGGCGTTCTGCGCCGCCCCCAGCGGCGGAAAGCCGCGATGGTCGGCGAGCGGATGGAACAGCGCCAGCGGCAGGATCGTCGCCGGCTCGCCGCCGGGCCCCTCCGCCGCGATCCGCCGGACGCTCGCCCCCGCCCGATACTCATAGGCCTCCGGCCAGCCGTCGGCGCCCTCGATCGGCCGCACCCGATCCGGCCTCAGGGGATGCAGCGCCCGCACCTCGCCGTCGATCAGCGCTGCTTCCACATAGGCGTTGCCGGAGAGGAGCAGATGGCCGCAGATCGCCTCGACGAAGGCCGCCCCGTCGGTCATCGGGTTCGGCCGCCGCAACAGCTCCAGCAGCCGATGCCCGCTCACCTCGCTGTCGCCGTCGTGAAGCACCAGCGGGATCGCCGCGGCCGCCTCGCTGATCAGTCTGACGGACCGATAGGCGACCGGGTTCTGCATGAAGCCAGCCCGCGCCAGCGCCGCATAGGAGCGCTCGACCCATCCTCCGTCGTCGCCGCCGGTGAAGACCAGCGTCCCGGCCACCGTGGCGGCAGATTTCCGCTCGCCCGCCGCCGCGCCAGCGCCCTCGCCCGGCGGCCGTGGCGGCGCACCCAGCCAGCCCGCGATCGTTCCCGCAAGTCCCATGCGATTGCTCCGATGTTCTGGAATCCGTTCGGGAAGCTGGCCATTTGCGCGGCCGGCCACCTGTCAGCGCGGGAGCCCTTCGGCGCCCCCCTCTGTCCTCCTGAGCCAGTCGAAGGGCGGACATCTCCCCCTCCAGGGGGGAGATCGGCAGCGTTGACGCTTGCGCACTTCCGACGATAGCGCCAGCAGCAGGCTTCCCTCGGTGAGGGAGCCCCTTCGACGCTGGCGCCAGCAGCAGACTTGTCTCGGTGAGGGAGCGACTTTCGCGCGGGATCGATCTCCCCCCTTGAGGGGGAGATGCCCGGCAGGGCAGAGGGGGGTGCCTCGGCACAAACCTAACCGGCACATACCGCTCCCCCGCAGCCCTTCCCCTAAAGCCCCCGGATCCGCGGCGCCTCCCCGCCACCCGCCAGCGCGTTCACCGCCCAGACCAGCGCGTCGAGCCGGTCCGGGGACCGCCCGCCGGACAAGCCGTCCGCCCCGAAATCCGCCATCTCGTCTTCGAGTTCGGGAAACCGGCCGGCATGGCGCACCCGGCCGCGTTCGTAGAGCGCGGCGACGGGTTCCGCCCGCAGCCACTTGCCCCGTGTCGCCCGCACCGCCTGGAACGGCGTGTCGGGGCTCGCTGCCCGGATCACCGCCTCGACCATGTCGCCGCCCTGGTTCACCTCGGCAACGATGCGGTCGGCCTCGAGCGCCTGATAGAGCCCGATCGCGGCCGCCGCCCATTCGTGCGGCTTGGCGCGCCGGCGGCTCGCATCGGCGAGGACGTAGATCGTCCCGTCGGCCCCGCGTCCCGCGGCGACGATGCCGCAGGCGTCGGACTTCGCCGTCGAGGTCGCCGGCGGATCCACCGCGACCACCACCCGCTGCAACTCGTCCGGCGCCGCGCAGCGCTCCCGCTCGATCCGGCCGATGTCGAACAGCGCGTCCTCGCGGGCCGCAAGGATCTGCCCGTCCAGTTCCTGCCGCCCGAGCCGCGTGCCGCCGTAGCGCTCGGTCATCGCGGCGAGGAACCCCGGCGCGAGATTGCCGGCGTTCTCCGCCGTCGTCATGTGGGTCGAAACGGTCTGCGGATCGGCGATCAGCCGCTTCAGGAGCGGGATCGGCCGCGGCGTCGTCGTGAACAGCGCGCGGGGGCTTTCCCCCAGCCGCAGCGCCAGCTGCAGATTGTCGAACGAGGCCTCGCCATGCACCCATTTCGCCAGCTCGTCGCCCCAGGCGAGGTCGAACTGGTAGCCGCGCAGGGCGTCGGGATCCTCCGAGGAAAACATCTGGGCGATCGCCCCGTTGGCGAACACGAGGCGCCGCCGGCTCGCCTCGAACACCGGCCGCGGCTGGCCGGCGACGGCCAGCAGCCCGCTCTCCCCGTCGATCATCACCTCGCGGGCGTCGGCCAGCGTCTCGGCGAGAAGCCCGATCCGCATGTGCGGCCGGTCGGCGAAGGGCGGCTCGCCGGCCGCCATCGCCCGCACCCATTCGGCACCCGCCCGGGTCTTGCCGGAGCCGCGGCCGCCGACGATCAGCCATTGCCGCCAGTCGCCCGGCGGCGGCAGTTGCGAGGGCCGCGCGGTGATTGCCCAGGACGGCTGCGCGCCGGCCAGCACCCGGGCCTTCTGCCGGGAGATCAGGCCGTCCGTCTCGCCCCAGAACTCCGCCTCGGTCAGCGGCCCCGCGTCCTCGCCGCCAGCGGCTTCGGCTTCGTCCTCGTCCGCGCTATGCGCCGCCATCGGCGCCTCGCCCGTTCGGCTTTGCGCCCGCCTTCGTCGGCGCCTTGAGGCCCCTCTTCGGTCCCGCCTGCCGTCCGCGCGCCCCCGCCACCGTCGCCGTCGCCGCCTTCGCCGCCGCCGGCGTCGCTCCCGTCCCGGCTTCGTCGCCGAACAGCCTCGGCCCGCCGGCGCGCCGCGCATCGAGGGCCCGCAGCCGGCGCATGAACGCCTCGCGCAGCCGCAGCGTCTCCGCCTCGTCGTCCTCGCCGGCGCTGGCTTCCAGCGCGCGCAGCTCCAGAAGCTTCTCCAGCGTCCGGGTCAGGAGGATCAGCGCGTCGGCCCGTTCCTTGAAGCCGCCCCGCCCCGCGGCCGGCTTGGCGCCGACTGGCGTCGGCCTGCCGGCGGCCGGGCCCTTCAGCGCGCCGCGGCTCTCCCTGCGGCTCGCGACGACGTCCGGTCCCGGTGCCGGCCCCGGTGTCTGTCCCTGCGCCGTGATGGCGGGATGATCGTCCTCCGCCCCCACCTCGAGGCGCTCCACCTCGCGCAGCAACAGCGCGAACAGCCGGTCCGACAAGAGTTCCGCCAT